CCGATGTCGCTTGCCTGCTCTTCTGTTAATTCGCCCGGTACTTCAATGACGCCGCCTGGGTTTGCCGCGTTGCCGAAGTATGCGGCTGCGTATGTGTCTGCTGCCATCGCTGCGCCGATCGTGAGTCGAGCTGCTGCGATTGGGCCGAGGCCGTAAAGTGAACCGGGAAGTCTGAAGAGTGGAATGTGTTTCATTTCGCGTGACGTTAAAATGCGCGAGAAGGTTCCCTCTGGATCTTTCATCTTGTAGATGATTGGCTCTCCTGGGCGTGGGCGTTCAATGCGAACGTCGTCCGGGTGTACGCAATAGACTTCTTGGACTTCGTCCATGTCGTCGCGAACGGTGAGGATGAATGCGTTGCCATGAATATTAAGTGAAGCGATTATCTGCTCGTAAAACTCTAGGCGCGATGCTTCTGGATTTGGTTTGTTGATCCAGGCTGGTTGCGATCCGTAAACGCTGGCGTATGAGATTCTGTTTCTGCCGCGTCGCACGTATGCTGCAAGTGGCAACGAGGAAATCGTATCGCCGAGCAATCTTACGCAGGCATAAACTGTCGACATGCGAATTGCAGAGTCTGCATTTACATCGATTCCAGATGGGGCCATGTAAGCAGGGCGGCCTGGGATAAGTGGTTCGACCCATTGGCTATTGTTTGTGCGCTTCTGCTCTGCTGCTTTGATTCGCTTCGATAGACTCATCAGTTAGCCTTTTCTGTTATCCATACTAGGAATGTGCCTAGTGTAATTAATGCGATCGGAAGTGAAAGCATTCCGATTCCTATCGTCGCCAATGCCACGCCTGTCACTTCTGCCACGAGTGAGAAATCTATTTTTTTCATTGCGCTCCTAAAGTTGAACCGAGAAGAACCGGGCCACTGGTGACTTTGGTTCTGGTGGTTGCGTTGCCCTGTCATATCCGAAGATTGCTGCGACGGCCGCATCGACTTTTCTTTTCGAGCTTGCCTTCGCAACCATAACGCCCCGAGATGATTGCTTCGTGACGCAGTTTGTGATGTGCCTTGCCATTCTTTCATCGCCATCGTGAGTGAAGCTTTGATTCACTACGGCTTCATAGAATTTTTGCGTCGCTGGAACCATTCGCTCTGCGCTGTTCGGGTAGGAAACGACTGGCATTCCTTGCTCGTCCAGAACCATAAAGGTGCGCTGCCAGCGTGCCGGGTCGAAGACGATCTCTTTGGTTTGGAAGTTGCTATTCCTGAATGTGTCGATAATCGTCTGCTCTACTTCGGCGACTGGAACGTGCCAGCCCTGTTCTGCGTCGTCTGGTCGCTCCCAGATTCCTACAACCATCAGGTGCGGTTTGTCGCCGCCAAGCAGCCAGGCGATTAGCGCGGTGCTGTCGTTTGAGAACGCTCCGTCAAATGCCAGGATAACTTCTTCTCCTGGTTCTGGCGTTCTCTCTGTGTCGATCAAGGCTTCCCATGATCCGGTTGGAAGCCAGGCGGTTGCTGTCGAAACGAAGCAATTCGTGCGCTTGGTTCTGAATTCTGCTTCTGGTGTTCGAAGTACGGCGCTCTCGAAATCTTCGGCATCGACGATGTCTGCGAAGCCGGGGTTTGATTCGATCCAGAGCTGCTTATCTCTGTGGTCTGCTTCTGGGTTCTTCGGTTCCCACCAGGCAAAGAAGAACGACGGATCTACAAGTTCGCCCTTTACGAGTTTCTGGCCGTATTGGTATAACGAATATGCGAGGCTGTCCTGGCCGTTTGCTTGCGTCTTTACTCCTGCTGTGGTGATTCCTAGAAGAAGTGAATCCGATCGTGCGCCGCCTGCGAGCGACATAACATCCCAGAGTTCGCGGTTTGGCTGCGCGTGGACTTCGTCAAAGATTACGATCGGTGAAGGGTTGAGTCCTTCTTTCGTGTATGCCTCTGCTGAAAGCACTCGGTAAACGGAACCCTTGTCTTTGTATTCGATTACGTCGCGATAAAGTGTGAACATCAAAGAAAGTTCCGGGTCAAGTTCAACCATTCGCTTTGCTGTTCCGAATACGATGCGAGCCTGATCTCGATCTGCTGCGCATGAATAAATTTCGGAACCGTTGCCGCCAAGTGTGAGCGCTGATAATCCCATCGAAGCTGCGAGCGCGGACTTGCCGTTCTTGCGTGCCATTCCAATGAGCGCCACTCTGTGTTTGAAGCGGCCGTCTGCTCTGCGTGCGAGTGCGTGATTGAGAAGTTCCTTCTGCCAATCGCGCAAGTGTAAAAGTTCGCCGGCTGGTGCTGCGACGGAGTCTTTGGTTACTCTGCATACTGCTTCTGCAAATTCAGAATAGAGTGGGCCGTCGCCGCGTTTGCGGTCTGCCAAGTCCACCGGCGTCATCCAACGCGGCGGCCATGATTGTATTTTTTTCTTAGCCACGTGCTCGCGTCATCAGTTCCTGGATGCGTGTCTGCGCTTGCACTTCTGCAAGTCCAAGACGTGAACGCTCGACCGGATTGAATGCGATCAATGAAAGCATTGCGGTTATCTGGTGATCTAGGTGGCGAAGTGCTACGCGATCGCGCCATTCTCCGCCCCTGAAAACTATCGCTCGAAGTTGAACGCGCTCATCCATTGTTTCGCAGAGGATCATGACGTGTTCGATGTCTGTCGTCGGTGAAATCCATGCGCGTCCTGCTTGCCAGATTCTTTCCCACATATTTTGACCTTCTTGTCCAAGTGGGCGAAGTGGTTCTGGTGTTTGCATCGCCATTGGAAGTGCGATCAGGTTTGCCTTGTCTGGCAGCGGTCTTCTTCCTGGGTTGCCAAGCTTGCGCTTCTGCTCGATTGTCTTTGGGGGATTAGGCATTGTCGCTTCCTATGAAATCGTAAGTTTTGCCGGTGAGTTCATTGATTGGAAGAATTCCAGTCAGGTCTTGCCAGCGTTTGCAGATGACGTCTGCGTAGATGGGATCTAATTCTACAAGTGCGGCGGTCATTCCGAGTGTGTGTGCTGCGACAAGTGTGGAACCTGAGCCGCCAAAGGGATCCAGAACAAGCGAAGCACGATTAGCCGAATTGCTCAATATGCGAGTGATGAGGTTGATGGGCTTCATGGTCGGGTGTTCTGAATTTCTGCGTGGACGTGGCTCGCGGATAATTGTCGAAGACTCTCTGGCTGTTTCGATTATCTTGACGAGTTCCGTCTTGCTCAATGTGTCCAGGTCTTTGGTTGCGAAGTCGAGAACGGTTGAGTCGTTGAATGGGCCGAACCAGGGGTGTGCTGCTCCTGGTTTCCATCCGTAGATGATTGGTTCGTGTTGCCAGTTGTAGTCCTGGCGACTGAGTGTGAAGTTGTCTTTCACCCAGATAAGAATTTGCTTCAACATAAATCCTGAAGTCTTGAATGCTGATCTGAATGTGACGCTGCTTCCATCTGCGTGGCACACATAGATTGGGCATCCGTCTTTCGCGTTTGCATACATCGCTGCGTATGTCGCAAGCAGGAACGATTCGAATTCGAGGTCACTCATTGAGTCGTTCTGAATTGTAAGGTTCTCATTCGTTCCGCCGGTGTATGCGACGTTATAAGGCGGATCGGTAAAGATGCAATCTGCAAGGTTGCCGTTGAGTGCCTTCTTTAGAATCTCTGGGTTTGTCGAGTCGCCAACAACGAGGCGATGCGGCCCGAGGATCCATGTGTCGCCTTCGATGCTGTGCGCTGTTCTTGACTTCGCTGGCGCTGCATCTAAGTCGCCGGCCATTGGAATCTCTTCGACCGGTATCTTCAGAATCTCTGCGATCGCTTCCTGGCTGTAGCCGGCGTCGCTTACTAATTCTGGGTCAACGTTTACGAGCTGCGCGATCATCTCTCGAAGCGCGTCTTCGTCGTAGGTTCCAAGTTCGGCGGTGCGGTTATCTGCTAGTGCGAATGCGTGGGCTGTGTTGTCATCGTCGTCTGTCCAAACGACGGCGATCTCGCTCCAGCCGAGTTGCTTCGCTGCTTGCCATGTGTGGTTGCCGGCGATGATGGTTCCGTCGCTGTGCTTGGCAACGATCGGCTTGCGCTGGCCGAAGCGCTCAAGCGACCGGGCAACCGCCGCGATGTCGCCCCTGCGTGGGTTGCCTGGCAGCGTGTGCAAATCGTCGATCGGCGTGGCCAAGCTCTTCAGGCTTTCGTTGATCATATTTTCCCCCTTGTTTGGATTCTATCTCGCCCCACCCTGAAAACCCCTGAACTGCGACGGTGCGCGTTCTGG